CCGCGATCGATGCCGAGCGCCAGGCCCGAGCTGATATAGCCGCCCATCGACATGAAGAGGCGGGACGGGGAGCGAATGCCCAGGAACTTGAGCGCGCCGTTCCATGCCCCGCTGATGATCGCCTTCAGCGCCGCCCAGATCTTGCCCGGCGCGGCCCTGATGCCCGCGACCAGCCCGTCGATGATCGCTTTCCCGGCGCTGACGAACTTGACGTGCAGGCCCCAGACGAAGGTGAGCGCGTCGCCGAAGGCGCGCTTGATGGTAGCCCAATGGTCCCAGATGAAGATGGCGGCGCGGCCGATCGGGCCGCTGAGTTCCAGGATCCTCCGCCCGTTCGCTTTCACCCAGGCCCAGGCTGTCGACAGATAGCCGATGCCGACGCTGAAGGCGCCCTTGATCTTGTCCCAATGCTTCCAGATCATGTAGGCGGCGACGCCGATGGCGGTTACCGCGATGCCGATCGGGTTCATCAGCAGCGCGCGGCCGACGAACAGCAGGACGCGGCCGAGCCCGAGGCCGCCCTTGACCAGCAGGCCGAATCCTCGCGACGCAAGCAGGGTGCCGTTCCGCATCTTGGCGAAGAAGCCCCAGACGCGCGCTCCGGTGCCGAGGATGCCGCCGAAGGCGAACTGCAGCACGCCGAGACCGATCTTGAACGCGGCGAGTGCGGCAACGACCTTCAGCAAGAGCGCCGCCGCCTGCGGATGCTCGCGCGCCCAGGCCGCGACGCCGGACGCCATGCTATTGAGGTAGCCGAGCGTCGTCACCATCACGGGCAACAGCGTCGAGCCGAGGGTGATCGCGGCCTGGGAGAGCGAGCTCTTCATTTGGACCCAACTGACGTTGGCGTCGCGCAGTACGCGCTGGTCGAAAGCCGCGTCGACCGTGCCGCCCGATTTCATGGCCTCGTCCCGGATCTTGCGATAGTCGTCGAGATTCTGGATCAGGCTGCGTATCGCGCCCTGCGCCTGCATGTCCTCGAATGCGAAGCCCAGCTTTGCCAGGTCGCCCTTCGTCGCCTGCTGCGTCACCTTGGCAATGGCTTCGAAGGTGTCGAGCCCCTGATCCTTCATCTTCTTCATCGCCGCGGGGAGGTCGATGCCGAAATTCTTCTGAAAGGCCTTGATCGTCGCCGGCGAATTAATCTTGGTCAGCAGGTTTTTGATGTTGTTCGCCGCTTCATCGGCGCTGCCGGTACCTGTGCGCGCGATCTGCAGCGCGGCGGACAGGTTGCCCACCGCCGACAGGCCGCTTTCCCCCAGCGCCTGCATCTGGGCCGTCAGGCCGGGGAAGTGCCGCGCCATGTCGCGGATCTCGAATGCGCCGGCGTTGCCCGAGGCGGCCATGATGTCGAGCGCGGCGCTGGTCTGCGCGATCGGGACCTTCAGATTGTTGAGGTTGGCATAGGCGGCGCTGGCGCCGTCAGACAGATCGACCTTGAAAGCGGTGCCGAGGCGGCCGATCGCAGGCACCATCAGCGCGGCCTGGCGCGGATCGAGGCCAAAGCCCGACAGCACGTCGACGGCGCCGCGCATGTCCTCGGGCATCTGGCGGGCGGCGTCGGCGGCGAGGATGATGGTCTGGGCCAGCTTGTCGGCCTCGCGGTTGGTCAGGTTGGCCTTTTGCTGGATATCGACCATGCCGCTCGAAAAATCACCAGCGGCCTTCACGGCGAGCACGATCGGCGCCGCGATCGCCGCGCCCTGGACAATGTTCTCGCGCCCGCGGTCCTTGAATTGCTGCCCCTTCGCGCTGACGCGGCTGACCGTCGCGTCGATGTCCAGGAGCCGCTTCTGGCGCTTCAGCTGCTCGTTGGTGCGCTCGAGCTGGGACGCGAGATCACGTTCCTTGTCGATCAGCTTGATGATGTTGCCGCGGGTCTTGCCCTCGATCTCGCGACGCACGGCCGCCAGCTCGCGCTCGAGGCGCGCCGCTTCGCGCCCCATGCCCTTCAGCGCCTGGGTACCCGACTTGCCGGTGCCGATGATGTTCTTGATCGCGCCCGACAGCTTGTCGCTGCCCTGGAAATTGACCAGCAGGGTGAGCTTGTTGCTCATTTGCCGCCCTCATACATGCGCTTCCACCGCTCGACGGCGCGGCGGCGCCAGTCGAGCAGCTCGAGGATGTCCATCGCCATCATCTCCGACAGGGGCCAGTGATTGATGATAGCGAGGTCGGCCATCAGCTCGTCGACAGTTGTTCGGCGATCATCCTGTCCATGATCGCCTGCTGTGCCTTCGTCATAAAAAAACCGCGGATCGCGCCCCCGCATTCGGTCAGGTCGGCGGGGTCCATGGCGTCGACTTCCTCCTGGATCAACGTCGGGGAACTGATGCGCGGGATCAGCGTCAGGATCGTGGCGACGTCGGTCTTCAGCAGATCCTCGAGCGTCAGCCCTCGCAGTTCGCCGGCGGTCGGCTTGCGCAGGGTGATGTCGGCGATCTCGCTATCACCGCGCTTGATGGGCTGATCCAGCGTGATTTCCTTGAACTTCTTGCCGTTCTGAACGGCCTCGGACGCTTTGTCGGTCATGGGCGGGGTCCTTCAGTTGCGGGGTGATGGGGACGGGGCGGCGCCGCGCAAGTGACGCCGCCCCTATTCGATTCCGGCCAACCCCGCTCTTCAGGCCGGACCGAATTTCCGTGCGGGCCTAGAGGCCGAGTGCGGCGCGGATCTCCGCGTAGCGATCGACGCCGTCGACGATGTAGACTGCGTTGAGCATGTCGATCTCGATCTCGACGCGGTCGTTGATCGCGATCTTGTAGTAGGCGAGCGGCATCTTGACCTTGTGCTCGGTGTCCTCACCGGCCTTCGCATTGCCCATGTCGAGCTCTTCGATGCGGCCGCGCATGACGATCTCGACCGCGTCGACCCCGCTGCCGTCATCGGCGCGATAGGCGCCGACCAGGCGCAGCAGGACGCCGTCCACGCGCGGATCGCCCATCTGACGGAAGCACTGGCGGACGAGGCCGCCGTTGGTGAATTCGGCCTCCATGAGCTGCAGGCCGTTGTCGACCTTCACAGGCCCCAGCATGCCGCCGCCGCGCCATTCCTCCATCGCGTGCGCGATCTTCGGCTGGGTGAACTCCCCAATCACGCCGATGTAGTTGTTGCCGTCGTTGAAGAGGTTGAAGTTCTTGAGTTTGCTCGGCAGGCCCATGGCCGTATCCTTTCTGCTAGAGGGGCGCGGCGGGTCAGCCGTTCAGCTGGTCGGCGAAACCGGCGTAATATTTGTCGGTGATCCGCTGGTTGAGGACGATGTTCTCGGCAGGGGCGGCGGGCGTGAAGTCATAGTCGATGACCAGCTTGCCGGCGGCCAGGTCGCTTTCCTGGTTGAGCGCGGGGTCGAACCAGGCGCGGCCGTCGATAATGCGCCCTTCGGCCTTCAGGCGGCGGAATTCGGCATTGATCGTTTCGAGGATGTCGCGGATCAGGCTGACCGTCATCGGCTTGTCGAGCGCCCAGGCGAGCCCTTCGGCGATCGTGTCCTGCAGCACCTGGCTGGTGCGGACGGCGCTTTCAAATGCCCACTGCGGCTCGGTTTCGGGGTCGGCAGTGGTGCGGTTGCCCCAGAAGCGGAATCCGGTGCTGCGCACGATCGTCGTGATCTGGGCGGCATTCAGCACGCCCGCCGGCGTCGTATCGTCCTGCAGGTCGAAATAGACTGATTTGCTGATGCCGGTGACGCCGTCGACCGCAACGTTGGACAGCGTCTTGTGCCAGCCCTGCTCTTCGTCGATGCGCGCGCGCAGGCCCAGCGCGCGGGCGACGGCGTCGCCGTCGAAGTCGCTGGAGAAGTTAGGCCAGAGCAGCATCAGCTCGCGCGCGGAAAAATCTGCGCGATAGGTGACCGCGTCGGCGATGACCTCCTCGGGGATCGCGGCATAGGCGAAGCCGCGCAGCTTGCGCGCGATGATGGCGAGGGCGGCCGTCACGTCCTGCGTGTCGAGCCCGGGCACGCCCAGGATGCGCGGGCGGAAGCCGACCTGCGCCTCGGCATCGAGCAGCGCCTGCATGCCGGTGGCAATGCCGTCGTCGCCCACCGTGCCGATGATGTTGGCCTCCGTCTCTTCATCGCTCTCGCCCTCTTCGACGCGGACGATGACTAGGACGGGGCTCGCCTGGTCGGCGATCGCCTCGAGGGCGGGCTTCAGCGTGCCGCCGGTGCCCGCCTGGCCGATCGCCGCACGAATGTCGGCGACCAGGACGGGCTTGTTGAGGGGGAAGGCCGCGTCAAGCGCCTCGGCGGCGGGGCCGGCGGCAGCCGTCGCGGTTGCGACCATGCCGATGATCGCGGTCGCGACAGGCGCAAGGGCGCGGGTGCCGGTGGTCAGCAGGTTCGTCTTGATGCCGTGCATGGCGGACTCCTTTGGTCAGGTTGCGGAGACGGCGACGCCGCCCCGGCGGATCGGGATGGAAAGCAGGACGTGATCGTTGGGGGCGGGCAGGTCGCGGCGTTCGCCACTGATATCGATGATGACCTGGCCATCGCGGTTGTCGGTCGAGACGCCGACTTTTTCGAGCGACAGGCGCGGTTCCCAGCGCGCGATCGCGACGGCCGTCGCCGCGAAGAGCAGCTGGCGGGTTATGCTGTTCGCGGGCTGGTCGATCAGATCGGGCAGCATCGATCCATAGTCGCGGCGCATGACGCGGCTGCCGATCGGCGTCGACAGGATGTCGGCGATCGACTGCCCCAGATGGGCGTTGCCTTCGAGCCGGCGGCCGCTGGCGCTCTCGACGCCGATCACTGCGGCGGCCCCGACACGGCACCGCCGGCGCTGACGCCGGTGTGCTTGTGGTCCTTCAGGCTCTTGCCGCCGCCGACAACGTCGGTTTCGGCAGTAACCGTGCCCGTGCAGGTGATGTCGCCATCGATCGCGACATTGCCCGTAATGTTGACCTGAACGGCCGTGATGTTCGCGGTGGCGCCGCCGGGCAGCTCGGCCGTCAGGACATGGCCTTCGGGATCATAGGCGATGCGGGCGCCATCAGCGAACAGGATGACCTCTTCGGCAGTCGCGCCGGCGGGCGGGAAGGCGTCGCGCGTGATGCCGGGGATGAAGATGGCGCCGGCGATATCGCCCTCGGGCGCGAAGACGAGGCCCTGCTCGCCCTCGCTGGGCGGCGACCAGACGCGCGTCGCGCCCGAACGCGGCATCAGCCAGCGCAGCGGCGGCGTTTCGACTTCCTCGCCCTCGGGATCGCCGCACAGTACGGTGCAGGTCGCGGTCGCCAGATCGACGCTCGCGACCGTTCCGACGCGCAGTAGCGCGGCTGGATCGAGCTCGATGTCTTCGGGTGCGGCCATGGCCGCACCAAGGCTCAGCCGCGATCAAATGCTAGAGAGTTGCCTTGTAACCTGCATGGATACAGGAAGGCGGCGTACTTCACGAAGGGGGGAGGAATGGAAGTCGACGATCACTTTGCTGCGGCGAGCGATTCGATCACCTGGGCGCGAGAAGCCTTGGGCGAGTTTGAATTGATAGCAAGGGACTTCTCTCGGAGCGGGGTTTTCAGGATCATTGTCGAGAGGGACGAGCGCACGGGAGTTAATGAGCAAAAGCTTCAACTGACGACGAATCTGCCCAAATTGCTCAGGCGCAAGCTGACCGAAGCGCTGGTCACGACAAGGCATGCATTCGACCAAGCCACGTACGCGAGTAAGATCTGCTTGGGCCAAGTTGCGGGGAAACGGGTTTATTTCCCCTGGGCCAGCTCCCCTGCCGATCTGCAGGGACGATTGAAAAAGCTCGGTATCGATACGCGGATGTGGGACATTTTCGAAGGCCTCGAGCCCTATCCGGAATCTGATGTCTATTCAGGAGGGTGCACTGTTAAGCGGACGCTCGCGACGATCGCGAATGACAAGCACACTGTCGGCCTCGCGGTTCATCCGCGCATAAATAGGGTCAAATATCCGGACGTGCTCACCGGCAAGACCGAGCTCTTCGAGGCGCTGGCGCCGAATTGGGATCCCGTAAGAAATGAAGCTGTCCTGATGCGGTGGAAAGGAGAGGTGAAGATTTCGGGCGACTATGATGTTCACCTGGCGATCCTCTTCAAGGATCGTCGATTAAAAGAGCCGGTTAATGCAGTGCTCGGCACCGCGGCCCTGATTGACATGGCGGAAAGGCTGACCGTGCAATTGAAGGAACGGTGCGCGAGCCTGCACTGACAAGGGTCAGCGAATATAGGTGCCGCTGACCGTCAGCACCGATCCGCTTACGATAGCCGCAGGCGACCCACTGTTAAGGGGGCCACTCGTGTCACGCTCGAGACGCGCAACCAATTCGCCCGATGCGATGCGTCCGGCGGCTTTGTAAATCGTGCCCCCGATCGACAAATGGCAGGAAACATGGTTCTGGGAAGGGATAGCCGCGCCATAGGACGGCAGCGAAACCGTGATTGATCCGGCAGGTATGACCGTCTCGGTCCCGACGATCAGGCGAGCATGGAATGTGAGGATTCGCCCGTTGCGAAGCCAGTGTCCGAGAACGCTGCCATTGCCAAGTGTGATCGGCGTTCCCCCGCCGTAGAAAACCGGCGTATAGCTGTGTAGCGCCCGGTCATAGACCACCGTCGAGCCGTTGGGATTATTATCGGTATAGCCGCTGTTCTGCCATCCGCCATTGATGGTCCAGCTATTTCCGGGCGTGGAATTGAGAATGATCTGCGGATAGCAATGCACCCCGGTCATATCGCCCGAGCCTGCCAATGTGATCGGATAGTCGCCGCCCACACCGGCAGATATGCGCCCCCCGGTGATATCGACGCCAACGCCTCGGTCGGAGGTCGCAAGGCCGAATATCGACGATCCGTGGACGTAAAAATTGTTGCACGCGCCGAAATCGACGCTTTCGTAGCCCGAGGTCATCAAATTGATGAAGGTGATCGGGTGGCCTGCGGTCTGCCCAGATCCAGCAGGATTATCGTGTACGACTGCATAGCGACCCAGGCCTGCGCTGCTGTCGCTGCGATAAGCCTCGATGTTCGACCAGAATGATTGCGATCCTGCAACTTGCGAGCTCAGTGTACCGTCGCCGTCGCACGGAAAATGGATCGGGATGCCGCCTTGGAAATTGATGATACGGCAATCGTGGACGGACTGACGTCCGGTGCCCAGCTTCACCTGAACGCCACCGCCTGGGAAGTTCCCTCCGTCACCGTCGATCCACAGATTGTCGAGGCCGGCAGCATTGCCGAGGATCATCAGATAATCGTCATCCTCATACGCGCGCCGCAATTTGGTCTGGAACCGGCTCATGCCTACCAGTCTGGTATTGGCCGGAATTTCGCCAAGTGAGCTGCCCAGCTTATAGGCGCCGCCCGCGGGGCTCGGGAAAATGATCCGCTTACCGGGGTGCGCGGCGATGCAATCGCGAATGCCGGGTGCATCGTCGAAATCATCGTCGCCCGCGACGTCAAATTCCGTCACATACACTTCGTCGAGCATTCGATCGAGCAGCGTCCGCAAGCGCGCGCCGAGACCCGCCTGCTTGTACCCGAGGTTCACTGCGCCCGCCGCACCGCCGAGCAGCGCCTTGGTCAGGGGGGCGACGGCATCGCCGAGATCTTCATAATAGGGTGCAGGGGCGATTCGCATATAGGCCCTGAGTTGGCCGGATTCAGCGCTTGTGAAGGCCGTTCCCGTCGGGAAATCATCGACTCCTTGCGAAATAGTCGGACGGTAGTTTGCCAGCGCTTGCGCGGTGGCGGCCGCAGCGGACGCCTCGGCTGTGATATGGGCGATGTGGTCGGCGGCTGATGTCTGCTTTGATCGGCCGCCCTGGACGACAACCATGATCTCCTCGCCGCCAAATGGGTCTGCGAGTTCAAGCTGTGATATTTTTGCCATCTGGACGCCTCCCTATTCGACGATCCGGAAATCCTCGCTCAGCCACTCCGGGCGGGGCGGCCAAGCGACGGATTCGAAGGGGGCGTCGGGATCGAGCGTCTCCGGAAGGGCGCGGAGCGCGGCGCGCCACTGGATCAGTTCCTCTCGGCGCTGCTCGCTAATCGCGAAATCGGGGACAGCGACGATGCTGTCAGTGCCGCGCAGTTGCTTGTTTCTTTCGGCGCGGATCAGCAGCAGTTGCTCATCGGGCCGCGGGCCTGGTGGGTCAACGGCAACTACCAACCCGTCCACCGCGCGAATGATCTTGCCCTGACCCTGCTGGGCGAGCAGCTGCTCCCACTGATCTTCGGTAACCTCGATCGCGTCGTCGGGGATACGACAGCTGGGATTGGGCACAGTAACGGGTGCTTCGCCGGCTGCGATCTGCTCCTCGGTCTGGAAGAGCTCAACCATGCGCGGGCCATGGGTGTCCTCGCTGACGAAGCCGCCGATCGATGGGCTAAAGAAGATGGTCATGAAAGCGATTCCCTCTAATAGCCAATTGCGAAGTACGTGCCCGTGACGGGACCAGTGTCGGTGGCGTTGAAGATGGTGATGGAGCTGTTGGTCATCCCGCTGACGTGGGGATTGTTGTCCTGCGCTGCGGTGTCATTGCGACCGCCATTGCAGTCAGCATGGACGCAATCGTTGGGAAAGGTCATGGGTAGGCTAGGGCTGACCGAGGCATTGGCCCCTACCGAATAGGTTCCCCACTGCACAATGAAGCCAAAGAGGCGAACGTAGCCGTTGCTGCCAAGCGAACGGGAACCCATGGCGGTGGCGAAAGCGAGTGGCGTGATGGCCTTCGTGTTGTCGGTCCCGGTCGTGACGTCGGAGCCGGTGGCAGCGGGTACGGTAATCACTCGGCTGGCGGTCAGATCACCCCCGCCGGTGGCTAGGCCGGCTCCGGTGACGGTCCGTGCGAGCAATGCGGTCAGCGCATCGGATATGCCATCGACGATCGCTGCGAGGACCGCGATCGACCCGTTGATCAGCGACACAGCCGCATCCAGGACGTGCTTCACCTTCTTCGGTGTCATGATGCGTTCGTCATCCTCGCCCGCATCTGCCTCGTCATTGGCGGCGATCTCGGCGACGCCCATGACGGTTTCTGTCGCCGGGGGATTCAGGAACAGCGCATCACCGAATTCAATCACCGCTGCTACGTCGGCCGCAAGCACGATGTCCATCGCGAAGAGGCTGGTAGCCAGCTCAGCTTTCGACAGGATCGGTTCGGAGGGCGAGCTATAGACCGCTATCAACACACCGTCGCCATCGAACAGCCCGAAGCCAGTAACGTCATACGTAATCGCCGCCGGATCATAAGCCACGACGTGAATGATGTTCTCGGCAACCGCCTGACCTGATACCGTGTCGATCCGGCGGAATTCACCTGGCAGGGCGGTGAGCGTCGGCGCCATGATGAAAGGGGTGTCGGTCAACCCGATCGATTCGATCAGCACCAGGTCGGTCCCGCCTTCCTGGGCGTTGACGATCGCTTCCAGCCCCGCGTCGGTGATGAGCATTTGCAATGCCGGCATCAGCTGTCCTCCAGAAGTTCGTCATCGTCATCTGCCAGAGGCTCGCCATCTTCAGTTTGCAGCAGACGACCCCAGATCGGATCATCATCGTGCGCGGCCTCCATTGAAGCGCGCTCAAAAGTGGCAATATTTGCGCCACCCGCTAACCACCCAAGCGCTTGGGCCTCTAGGGACTGGATAAAGGTGAAGTGACTGCGAACCGGCTTTGCTGCGGCCACGTCGCGAATGATCGCTGCCGCTGTGTCGCTGGTCAGGAAGCTCGCGGGGATTTCGCCCGAGGGCGCGCGCACTTCGAAGGTGTGAGGGTCGCCGCGCGGGCTCATCTCCCACCATTCTACGATCTGGAGAAGCGGCTCGAAGCGGTCGAGAACCTCGCGCACGGCCGCGCGCGTCCCCTTGCGGCGGTGAAAGGGGATCGCATCGGCAATGGCGGCGCGCTTTTCCGCCTCGCTCCATTCGGGGTCCCAGCGCGTGATGGCGAGACCCCAGGCCAGATAGGGAAGGATTGCGGCGGGGCAGGTTTGCGGGTTCCAGAGCGTTCCGACGGACGACAGGTCGATGCGCGCGCGCATAGCGTCTTCGAGTGCGCGTTCCTGGTCACTCGCATTCGGTGGCAGCAGGCTGGCGGCCAAAATGTCGTTCGCCAGAGCGCTCATTCGTCGACCCCGGCGTAGTTAAGGGTGATGCTGTTGCACCAGCCCGCCTGAAGCGCTGTCATCACCTGATCAGCAACCGGCGCCGTCAGCTCGACACGCTGGACGCCGGCGACATGGATCGCCGCGCTGATCGCAGAGCGTGGGATGTCCCGACCCAAGCGGCGCGCCTTCGTCAGGAAGGCGCTGAGCGATGCTTCCGCGGAATCGATGATGAGCTGGGGGTCCGGCCCGGCATACAGCCAGACGTCGGCCTCGATGTCGAAACTGACGATATCGGCGGACTGAACGATCACTTCATCGGTGAGCGGGCGGACTTCGTCGTGGGTGAGCACCGCTTCGACCGCGTCGAGCGTTTCCTGGGGCGCGGTGCCGTCCCCGGTGCGAGAGAGGATCGAGACCACAACCTGCCCGGCGGTCGGCGAGGTTGCCCCGGCATCGAGCACGTCGGCGGAAGCGGATTTCGCATGATAGACATATGCGCGCTCGGGCCCCGCGACGCTGAAGCTATGGGGCGCGAGCAGCATGCGGTCGCGCAATTCGGCGTCGGTTTCCATCACAGCGGCGGTGCCGGTCTCGGGATCTTCGGGAGCGATCTCCAGACGGGTGACGCCATAGAGCAGGGCGAGCTGATCGAGGTTAGGCCCGGTTGCATAGGCGATCAGCATCTGGCGCGCCGCGTCGTTGCAGGCCTGGGCGAGCAACAATTCGTCATAGCTGTCGGCTTCGAGTAACTTGATAGCGGGGTCGCTTTCGACCAGCGCGTTGAATTCGGGCAGATTAGTGACCAGGCGCGCGAGTTTGGCGGCAAAACGGGTCTCGAAATCGGGTTGTTCGACCAATGTCGGCGGGGGCAGGGCCGACAGGTCGATCGAAGGCGACGTTGCGATGGACGAAATTGGCGGCATGGCGACGGGCAAAGACCAACGCGCGCGCGGGTGCTAGCGGTTCGCCCTGTATCGGCGCCGGTTACAAGGGCGCCCAGCGCTCGGCGCGCTAGGCTTCCCGCGCAAGATGGTCTTCGATCGCCTGCATGACGGCCGCTTCATCGTCGCGGCTGAAGCCGAGCAGGCGGCGCTCGGCATAGCGCGCGCGGATCGTTCGGCCGTCGCGCGTGCGGCCGACGTCGTCGACCAGCCCGAAATGATGCGTCTCCGCGACCTTTTGCGCCGGGCCGATGAAGCCGACGCTGACCTGGTCGGAGGTCGCACGCACCTTCAGGACGCGGGCGAGCCGCAGACGGCGGAACATCTTGCCGCGCTTGCCCTCGGGGCGCGGGCGCCGCGGCTTCATCGCTCCACCTTCAGGCTCGACATTCTGGGCGATGCGCGCGCTGTTGGCGCGCCGTAGCGACTGCCCGACCTTGGTCAGCAGCCGCTTGCGCTCGCGGGGGCTGAGCGCGCCGGCGAAGCGGGCGAGGAAGGTTTCGAGATCAGCAAAGTTATCTTGGACCGGCATCGCTAGACCCAGATCATGCCATCGGGGAGGGTGTCTCGATATCGGCTGCGCCAAGCCGGAATACCGTCGATGGTGGGCATTCCACGGCCCGACAGAAGCCAATCCCACGCGAGCGGGCTATAGCCACCTGACAGGCTCCGCGCGCGACGCTTCCCAGTGATTTCGTTCACTTCATATAGCCAACAGCCCGCCGCGAAGACGTCACGCCAAGCGAACCAGGCGCGAATGAAGCGGAGCACGATATTCATGGCAGCGGCGCGTCGGGCAGCAGGCGTTCGCCGGCGAACCAGAAGCTCGCGAGATCCGGGACCGGATCGATGCCGGCGATTCCCAGATCGTCGCCGAACAGCGGGTCGGGCTCGTCCAGGAATTCCATGTCGAAGCCGCCATCGGGGCGCTTCACCGCCCGCACGTCCTCGGTCAGCTGCAGGCGCAGCTCGAGGTCGACCGTCGCATTGTCCAGGAAGTCGGCTTCGAAGGCGATCGCGTCCTTTCCCGGCTGCAGCAGGTCGGGCTGCTGGACGCGCAGCCATTGGAGGATGGCGATCATCAGCGGGGCTTGATGCCGCGCGTAGCCGGGCAGGAAGATGTTGAGCTGATAGCTGTAGGAGAAGGAAAAGCTGGGCGTGATCGGCGACGCGATCGCGCCTTGCGGGATCCACATGATCAGCTGAGCCGGATCCATGGCGAGCGCGGGATCGACGGCGGCGAGCGCCGCCCGAAGGCTGTCGGGCTTTTTCAATTCACCTTCTCGCAGACCTCGCGCCAGGCGCGGTTATGCTCCCCGATCCGTTCGCGAGTCGCATCGCTGTCGGCCGTGTTGCCATCGTCGCGGACCGGGCGCCCCTCGGCCGACGCGGCCTGGCGTTCGTCCTTCGGCACCAGCGTATAGGGAATCGGCGCGTCCAGCAGGCAATGGTCGCTAACAGTCCTCCGGGTTGGTTGCATCGAGCAGGCAGTCGGCATCGCGCAAAGCAGGATCGCTGCGATAGCGGGTCTTTGCCGCATTGGCTTTCTCCACATGGTCTAGGGCTTGTCCCTGGGCGGCCGCGCGCTCGGCGACGGCGCCCTTCTCTTCGGCGGCCCCGAAGGCCGCGTCGACGAAATGAATGGCGGTGCCGACGCAGATCGCGACCAGCGCCAGGGCGAGGAAAATCATTCCCGCCTTCCCGGCGATATCGAGGCTCTTGAACCAGCCGATCATGGCAGCGCTTCCCGGAGATAGGGCATCACGTCGACACGCTCGCCCTTGCCCCAGGCGGGCGTGTAGGACGGCTTCCTCACCGGCCAGACCGTCGTGGTTCCATCGCCCGACCAGACGCCGTCAAAGAAGAGCGCCGCCTCTTTCTTGCGCCGCTCGGCCAGATCGCCGCCGTTCAGATAATGGCCCTCGAGGAAAGACTGGGCCTGGCTCATCTTGCCGGCCTTGAACAGCTTCACCCAGTCGGTCCGCAGAATCGCGCCGGTGTTGTAGTGGAACGAAATCGCGGCGGCGAACTGCGCCTCGGTCAGCTGGCATCCGCCAAAGGCGCGGCGCACGTCGGGGATGTAGTGGGTGTCGAGCAACCAGAGATAGACCTCGATGCAACGCGCGATCGGCTGGGGATTGTCCTTATACCGCCCGACCCGATGGCCGCTGGCGTCGGTGACCCCGATGCCCCAGGTGCCAACCCCTTCGCTGTCGCGGTACCATTCGAGCACGATCGCCTCATGACCGATCAGTTCGGCGGCGCCGCGGGCGGTCAGGCGGATGGTCTCGATCGGCGCGCGGGCGCCGGCGTCGGGTGCCGGAACGGTCGCCGGGGCTGACCGGGCGGCCCATTGCGCGGCGAGCTGGTTGATCAGGGGAACGTCGGCGGCGCGCAGTTCCTTGTCGGGCGCGATCGGGCGCAGCGCGGCTGCGATATTGTCGGCGATCGACGTCATGCGCCGCGCTCCCGCTTGTCGACCCAGCGGCGGATCAGCGCAAAGGCCTCTCCGGTGAGCAGCCATTCGATGAAGGGCGTCCCGCCGACCGCGATCAGGAAGGCGGCGAGGGGCTGGGTGAGGGTGATACCGACCAAGGGGATCGTCCGGCCTTCGAGGACCGGCGCCAGCACGAAGGCGAGCGTCGTGGATCCGAGGACGGCGATCATCGCCCACAGCGACGTGTCGATGCCATCGGCCTTGCGTTGCCGCGATTTCCAGAGCGAAAAGCACAGCGCAATCAGTCCGCCCGACACGAGCGACGCCATGAAAGCGAGCGCATAGGCGGGGTCACGATCGACCGCGGCGACGCCGGCGACGCCGAAGGCGCCCAGGACATAGAATGGATCCAGCTTCATCGTTTGCTTCCCCCAGCGGACAGGCATGCTGCGCATGATTTCGTTCCTTCCGTCAGTCCCATAGCTGCACCGTCTCGCGCACTGGCTGCGCGACGTCGGCGACTTCGGGCAGATCGACCTCGGTTCCCTCCGGCAGCGGGCCGCCAAGGGCGGCGAGGCCGGGGTTGAGGGCCAGAACTTGTTCGGTGACCCCGGCGGTGAAGCCCAGCGTGCGCCAGCACAGCGCATCGAGCGTTTCGCCGTCCTGTGCGACCGCACGCATCAGAGCAGCTCCACGCTGTTGCGCGGGACCGATTCCTCGGCGGCGATCGAGATCAGATCGGCGACCGCGTCATGGCCCATGCGGCGGTAATCGTCGGCGGACAGGCGTCGTTCGTCGCTGCGCTGCGATTGCTGGTCGGTCGCGATCAGGTCGCGGTGACCATCGGCGATCTCGGCCGCGGCATAATAGCGGACGATCCGGTTCCAGAGCACAACAGTCCGCGGCTCGCCGCCGATCGTCACGGTATCGGGCACGGCGGCAAGGTCCTCGGCGCCGGCCCTGGCGTGAAGCGTGCGCCAGGCGATCAGCGCAGGCTGGCGAAAGGCGGTCAGCATCGCGCCCTCGATGGCGGCGACCAGGCGATCATGCGGGACGATGTTTTCGCCCAGGCGCACCCTGGCGCGCAGCGCGTTGCAATCGATCGCGGGGAACCAGCCATCGGCTTCGACCGTGCTGTTGGCCGGGGAGGCGGGCGACGCCGGCGTCGAGATCAGATCGCTCATCCTTGCCTCCTTTTTTCTGCGTTTCCGGCCTGTTTTACGGGGGGTGGGGATCGGGTTCGACGGGCCGGCCCAAGGTGGCCCGCCGAACCGTCACCGCCCCCCGAGCGCCGTGGCGCGAGCTCCTTACGTGCCCGGGGGTGTCCCGAGCTTCGCAAGCTCGGTCTCAGCCAGTTTCAGATCGAGCTTGGCGCCGCACTTGTCGTGACGGCGGATGGCTTCCTTGAAGGCATCGATCGCCGCCTGCAGCAGCCCGGCCTTGCCGCCCGCGACGGCGTTGTCGGCGCCCGGGTCATAGCTCTGGGCAGCGGCGAGCGAAGCGCGACCGATCGCCTTGCAGATTTTGGCGCGCGCCTGATCGGGCATGTCGCGGCCGTCCGTAAGCAGCGCGGCGCGGGCGAGCTGGGCGGCGCTGACGCTGCCGGGCTCGCGCAGATAGACTTCGGCGAGTTCCTCGGCGACCAGGCAGGCGGCCGTGCGATTGTAGCGTTCGGGAAGCGAAAGGCCGTGCTTCAGCACATGCGCGGCGATATCGAGCGCGAAGTCGATGTCCCGATAGTCGATCGCCCAGATCATGATGGTGACGACGATTTCGTCCTGGGCGGCCTTGCCGGCGGCGCCGGCCTCGAGCGCGCCCTTGACCCAGGGCAGGAATTTGGCGGCCATTTCGGCCTTCATCGGATTGCGGTCGGCGATCGACTGGACTTCCGACAGGGTGCGCAGATCGTCGTGAAGCGCGGCAAGCAGGACGCGATATTCGCTGGCGGATTCGCCCGTCTTGGGCATCGGGGCGGCACGGCCCGGCGTCGCCGTTCCGGCTTCGGCGGCGGCGCGGGCGGCGAGTTTGCGGGCGCGCATTCGGCGGGCAAGACTGGTCATGAGCGGGCTCCTGATTGGCGGG